CACTTTGGACTACAACGAGGACCATAAACCTGATGTTGTGTGGGATCTGATGGAGCTTCCGCTGCCATTCCCAGACCAAGAGTTTGACGAAATCCATGCTTACGAGGTGCTAGAGCATCTTGGTCAACAGGGTGACTACAAACTATTCTTTGCTCAGTTCTCAGAGTTTTGGAGACTACTAAAGCCCAATGGATACTTCTTTGCGACTTGTCCATCCAGAAACTCAGTTTGGGCTTATGGTGATCCAAGCCACACAAGGATTATCCAATTAGAGCAATTGGTGTTTCTATCTCAGAATGAGTACAAGAAACAAGTAGGAAAGACCCCAATGTCCGACTTCAGGAACATCTATAAAGCAGACTTTGAGGTTGTTTTCCAAGAGGATGATGGCGAAACCATAAGGTTTGTATTACAAAGAATTTGATTCTGTAGCTATAATTCAAGCCATGAAACAACGTGGCGGCTCCAGAAAAGGCGCTGGTCGAAAGAAGATCAGCGAAGAGGGTAGGACTATCCGAGCAAGGGTAGCGCCTATCCACGAACAAGCATTGACCTTGGCAGGGAATGGTTCTTTGTCCGAAGGTATTAGACGTTTAGCAGAGAAACATTGGAGATTGATTCATGGAGAGCAGCCCCGACAAAGCAATTCAGTATTTGATCGATACCGCACCCTTGTACGCAAAGGCGAAAGCGGATCGCCTGTACTTGGAGGAGTTCCGCAAGTCAAAGAAGGCTCACCTGATGAGCCAGGCAGGGACGGAAGTCTTGGGTAAACAAGAAACCTTTGCTTATGCCCATGAGGAATACATAGAAATCCTAGAGGGAATCAGAGCCGCAGTAGAGAAAGAAGAGAAGTATCGTTGGTTGATGACCGCTGCCCAAGCAAGGGTAGAGGTGTGGAAAGTTAACGAATACACAAAACGAGCTGAAATTAGAAATTTAAGTTAAAATTAGATACTGACTACTCTTAGCGGAGGAAAAGGCGATTCGTTACCGCCCTGTCAGTATCTTCCTGTAACGCTTCCACCAATAACGAGGTGCGATATGAAAAAAACTCATGGACAAAGTGGTAAACCACAAATAAGAACAAAAGCCTATAAAGCATGGGCAAATATGAAAGATAGATGCGTTAATACAAAAGCTTCTAGATATAAATATTATGGCGGTAAAGGCGTGAAAGTATGTGATGAATGGCAATCATTCGAAAACTTCTATAGAGACATGGGGGATGTTCCAGACGGAACGAGTTTAGACAGAATTGACACAAATGGGGATTATGAAAAGTCAAACTGTAGATGGGCTACTACAATGGAACAGGCCGCAAACAAAACTAATAACATGGTTTTGGATATTGGCAATGAAAAAATACATTTAGCTGAAGCTGCAAGACGTTACCCAATAAAGATGCAGACTATTTGGGCTAGAGTTAAAAAACATGGATGGACTGATCGGCAAGCACTTGGTTTAGATCCAAGGCCAAACAATAAAGTCAGGGCAACCCAATGAACAACAAACTGAACGCCAAGGAAAGACTACATCTTGCTAGAGTAAAGATGCTTCCCTGTTCAGTATGTGATAAATCAGGACCATCGGAGGCTCACCATGTTAAGCAAGGGCTTCAGTACACCTGCATAGCTTTATGTCAAGACTGCCACACTAACTCTACCCTTGGATGGCATGGTCAGAAAAGAATGTGGCACATCAAGAAAATGGACGAGCTTGATGCCTTGAACATCACAATTCAAAGACTTCTCTCTGCCAGGTTTGAAAATGAAAACCCTTTCTGATTTCAAAAGTTTCAAAAACTTTGAACTTTGAAAAATTGGTTAACTCAACTTCCAAAAAAGTAAATGCGACTTTTTCTAAAAACCCGCTCAATTAGGGTAAACCCTTAGTTTTTTGTTAGTTAGCACTCACTTCGCAAAATTATGTAAGTTAGCACTCACTTCGCTAGAAGTTAAAACAGCGCATGAGACACAATTCCAGAATACCCCTAGAAGGCCCATTAAAACCCGTTTTAAGCGCTTTTTTTGCCTAGGGTATGCCAACTATGCTTGAAACCACAAAAACCGATTCTAGGGCTTTTTAATCAATTCTGGGGAATGTGAGTACTCACTTCAAAAACACTTCCAAAAAAACCCGCATATTGCAGCGGGAATTTTCGGGAATGCTTTAAATGCTATCGATTAAAACCCAAAATTCCTCGATATAGCAGCATTTTTGCATTTTGGGATTGTGCAAAGCATGGCAAAAAATCATTCCAGCGATAACACAATCAATTTGCATTAAGGTTTGATCTTCGCTTGTAATAACACCTACAGCACCCGTTTTCATGCTTCATTCTCTTCTATTTCACACCATTGATCAATTAATTGCGTGCCATTGCATAGTGTCGATTGAATACTCTCAATTGCCCATGTTGCCCCTTGCTTTGAGTATTCGGGGGAATTTATAAAGCTTTTCAAGGTCAACAAAGCCCCAAAAACGGAATTAATATCTGTCATTCCCTCATATATCATCCATTCGTTGACAATTTTGGGATGTTTCAATGGTGTTTTTACTTTTTTAGTAGACATTTTTTTGGCCTTTTAGTGTAGTTCGTAAGAGATAACTTTGCTTGTCCAGCATTCCCGACAATCCAAGCAAGCCCCGTTTTGCTGTGGCGCTTTGCATGGTGTTCCCGTTGGGGTTTTTGTATGCACGTTTGATGCTGTTATGCCTGGCACGTTTTGCAAGCTTGAGGGAATAATGACGGGCTTGTCGGGATACATAGCCGACAATCTGACAATTAAATTTTTGGGAATGCTGTTTTTTCCATGCTTTGCAATAAATTCCTTAATTGTTCCGTATTCCCTTGTCGGTAACCAATGACGGGTTAAGGGTGTTGCAAGGCAAACCGAAACAATTTTTTCTAGGTGTTCGAGGTTTTGTAGATCCCCGCTATCGTGCCAGCGGAAAAAAGGATCTTTTCCAATATGCGACACCATACCCGACACCCAAAATTCCCCGTTTATGCTATCAAGACGGGAAAATTGAGCGGGTTTGATGTTGTTTTCATAAACCTTGTAAAAGCCTTTATCCGCATAACATGAAGAACAAATTGAACCCTTCATTTTTGACATTTTGAAACCCGTTTGACAAGCTTCGGTCGGCAAACTGTAGGATTTACATGGCATTTTTGACGTTGACGTAAGAGAACCACAAGCAATAGCAGCCTGGGTTTTTGTCATTGGGATAATTGGAATGATTTTCATATTTACACCTATTAAAAAAGAAAAAGAGAATTAGATTGTGCAACACCCACAACAAGGGGCATCGATGCATTTACCCCGTTTATTCCTATAAAAGGTTGACGGGCCGTTTTCACCAAAAAAGGTTATGGTGTCGCTATCGGGTTCAAGAATAGCCTTTTTTGTGAGGGTATCGTATAAGATCCAATCCCCGACATTGATAAGCGCATTGGATTGAGCGCATTTTGAGCGGAAGCGGGAGCGCATTTTTTTAAGCATGGTTCACCCCGCAAAATTCTAAGGGATCCAAAACAATGCAGCGGTTTACATGATAAGCACTGGCACGATATTGGGAACCATTAATGCCTAGAAGCTTAACGTGCCAACCACGTCTAGGCCCAGCGGGTGAAATAAGCTCAAATACTCTACCATGAGGGGAAAATTTAACGATATCCCCGCTTTTTACTGTAGTTTTGGGTTTGCGCTTTGCATTCTCCCGACATTTATTCCGCCACTTAAGCGCCCATTGTGCCGATTGTCTAGCGTCTAGCGGATCAATTGGGGCTAATTTGTCCAATAGATCTATCATGCGAACGGGAGCATTCGCAGAATAAGGCCCGCAATTTTCGGTCAATTCTTTATAACCGAATTCACCCTTAGAACGTGAGAATTGAACAACAACACCATAAAAAACGGGATCATTGCCAGGGCTTGAAAATTTGCAAACCGCATAAAATACGTTCCCCTTTGTGGCCTTGTCTATAAATTCCCATGAAGCGCCACTGTCATTAGATCCCGTCAATTCACGGGTAAGGATATCCGAAGCTTTTAAGCTTGCATTGTCTAAAAATGATGTATAGCCCATGTTGATCCCCTTATTTAACCAAAACGTCAAAATATGCCAGCATCAATGCCAGCGCTGCACAAAAAAACACAATGCCAAAAATGGCCTCAATAATCACTGTTTTCATTGCATGGCCTCTTGAATGTCATAGGTTTTGCAAACGAAGGAATAACCCAAAGCTTGAATGCGCTTAAGGTTTGCTGACGTGAGGGTAGACGTTCCCGCTATAGAAGCAAAGATCTTCGCTTGATCACATAGAGGGTATGCAACAACATTGCCATAAACCCGCTTAATCTCAATTTGTATCGTTTGCATGGTTTGCCCCTTAGATAAGGTTTGAGCGCTTTGCGTCTTTATAGACACTTACAGCGAATGCATTAGAAGCAAGGGAAAAAAAGCAAGCAGCCACCAAAGCGCATAAGGCCAAAACGGGAGCATTGTAGAAATATAGACCTACAGCGCATAGAAGCTCAATTAAACAGCCTACAGCCATAATGACGGCAATAGAAGCTTCGCTATAGATACGGAACAAACGGGAAATTGTTTTCATGTTAACACCTATTTATTGATACGTTCCGATTGAACGTGCATTTATAGTAGCACCAGAAAAGAAAAAGAACATAGGGACAAACCCTTAGATTGTGTTTGATTTTGTAGCCACAATTAGAAAAAAGAATAAAGGGATAACCCAGCACTAGGGCTTCACTTCACGTAAGGAATAGACAAGGGGATATACAAGGATACATAAGGGATAGAGACAAGGCTTAGAGCATTGATAGACCTAATGAGAAAACCTATAGAGAAACCCTTTAGACACCCTTACACCTACACCCTTTGCGCTCATGAGACAGATAGTTATAAATCATAACTAAATGCCAACCTAGGGTTTACCCTAAGCTGTACGGATAGACAGTAGGGTTTACCCTAATAGGGTTAGTACCTAGGGGTTTACCATTAAGGGTTTCTACGTAAGGGTAGGGTTTACCAGTAAGGGTTTACCCCCCCCTATCGATAAATGGAGGGGGCGCTGTGGCAGGGGACATAAACAGATATCCCCCTATCGATTAGAGCTAAGACCCCCCTACCCCTCCCCCCAACAGGAAAAGAGTCCTCCAAAAAATTTTTTTATAGTTTAGAATTTGTAGACATTAAATCAAGGAGAAGATATGGCAGGGTTTCCTATGAGGAGAGCGTTGGAGAAGAAGATAGAGAGTCTGGGAGGGATAGAGTTCGTTACTGCACATATCTCTCAAGGAATGACAATAGGACGTTTGGCTGAGTTTATAGAGTGTTCTAGACCTATGTTGTCTTTCTGGATAAACCATACTGATGAGCGTAGAGATGCGGTCCTGAAAGCTCGTAAGCTAAAGGCTGAGAAACTGGCTGAAGAGGCTCTAGAGATTGCAGATGAGGCTGATGAGACATCCAACAGTGGTGTGAATAAGGCGAGACTCCAGGTTGATACGAGAAAGTGGATGGCCTCTAAGCTAGATCCTGAGAACTATGGAGACACTGCTAAAACCCAAGTGAATATCTCTTTGGGTGATCTACACCTCCAAGCTTTAAAACACATGGGTAAGGTAGAACCCATAACATTGGAAAACAATGAATAACCCCTTTATCCAGTTCATCACCCTTTATAGGACTGACCCTGTTCTTTTTGTCAAAGAAGTGCTGGGAGTAGAGCCTGATGAGTGGCAGCAAGACTTCTTAAACGCTGTAGCCTCTGGTGAGCGGAAGATATCGATTCGTTCTGGTCACGGGGTTGGTAAGTCAACGACTGCTTCTTGGGCTATGTTGTGGTTTCTTTTAACAAGATATCCAGTGAAAGTAGTGGTAACTGCCCCTACTTCTGCCCAACTTTATGATGCTTTGTTTGCCGAACTAAAGAGATGGGTCAAAGAACTACCCCAACCTATCCAAGAGCTACTTGATGTCAAACAAGAAAGGATAGAACTAAAGGCTTCCGCTACAGAGGCGTTTATCTCTGCTAGAACATCTCGTGCTGAACAACCAGAGGCTCTACAAGGCGTTCACTCTGATAACGTGATGTTGGTGGCTGACGAGGCTTCTGGCGTTCCTGAAGCGGTTTTTGAGGCCGCTGCTGGTTCTATGTCTGGTCATAACGCTTTGACCATCCTTCTGGGCAACCCTGTACGTAGTTCTGGCTTCTTCTTTGAGACACACAACCGACTAAAAGACGAATGGTGGACTAGAAGAGTATCTTGTCTGGACTCTACCCGTGTCAGTAAAGAGTATGTTCAGGACATGAAATCCCGCTATGGCGAGGAAAGTAACGCCTATCGGATTCGTGTTCTAGGCGAGTTCCCCCGTAGTGATGATGACACCATCATTCCTATGGAACTACTTGAATCTGCCAAACATCGAGACACAAGAGCCTACGAAGATGCTCCTATAGTCTGGGGACTAGACGTAGCCCGTTTCGGATCGGACTCGTCAGTTTTGTGTAAGCGTCAATCCAATGTCGTCCACACCCTAGAGCGGTGGAGGAATCTGGACTTGATGCAGTTAACAGGTGCGGTGGTGGCTCAGTACGAAGCCTGTGACCATAAGAATAGACCCGCTGAGATTCTGGTTGACTCTATCGGTCTGGGAGCGGGTGTTGTTGACCGACTAAGAGAATTAAAGCTTCCCGCTCGTGGGATTAACGTGTCTGAAAGTCCTGCAATGGGCGGTACTTATCTCAACCTGAGAGCAGAACTCTGGCACAAAGCCAAGGCTTGGCTAGAGAAAAGAGACTGCAAGATCCCTAATAACGAAGATTTAATCGGAGAACTTGCAACTGTAAGGTACACCTTTACTTCTAACGGCAAGATTAAGATTGAATCTAAAGATGATATTCGCAGGAGGGGATTGAAATCTCCTGACATGGCTGATGCTTTTGTGTTGACATTTGCCTCCGATGCCGCCACCATCTCATGGGGATCAAACAATTCATGGGGTAAACCGATTAAAAGGTTAATCCGAGGACTTGTCTGATTGCCGTTGCCACTTTGGAGCTACCTAATAAGTAGCTCTTTTTTTATGCATCTTTCCAATTTCTATTGCTTGTAATTGCATATATTGCTTGAACTGTTACGCCAAAAGAATCTGCC